GACAAGCTCTTTTTCGGGCGAGCTGAAAAATCTTGCGACGTCAGCTTTGACACCTGTAGCAAGCATAACGGCAACAATAGCGACACTAAAAAAACTTTTAGCTAGCATGAGGGACGCAAGCTTAGCGTATAGAGAGCAGAGCGACGCGGAGACAATGCTTTCCCTGGCAATAAAAAATAATCCGTACTACACAGGAGAGGCAGAGGTACGACTACAAAACTATGCAAAGCAAATGCAAAAGGTGACAGGAGTATCAGACAACGAGATTTTAGCCAGTATGCAAAAGCTTATTGCAAACGGGCGCAAAGAAGCTGAGGTGATTGACATCATCAATGCGGGGCTTAACTTATCTGTCAAGGAGGGCACAAACCTAGACACAGCAACCGACCAACTCAACGCGACATATTCAGGCATGGCGGGTACTCTTGGTAAACACAACGCAGCAATCAAAGGACTCACACAAGAGCAATTAAAAAACGGAGAGGCGGTTCGGCTTGTGTCTCAAGCCCTCGATGGATATGCAGCGTCAACGGCAAATGCAGACGCAAAAACAGCACAAGCAAAAAAAACTTTTAACGAGTCTTTAGGACAATTTTTAGACCCAGCCTTTGAGATGTGGGATAAATTTTGGGAGTGGTTTTATGTCAAAGGCACAGGAGCCATAGACGGTATTCGGACATGGATGACCAAAAGAGAGTTTACAAACAAAGTCGTACAAGAGTTTACTGATTTGATCAGAAGCGAAAACGCAAGCGGAGACAGTGGCGTTAAAATCATAGACGACAAAGACTTGGCAGATTATATAAAAGCAATCGAAAAAAGAAAAGAGGCAGACAACGGGCTGATACAAAATATAAAAGAAATTGAAAGTGCAATAGAAGAGAAACGAAGTCTTTTAAGAAAAGATTTGACAGAAATTGAAAGAATAGCCGCCGAAGAAGACTTGAAGAGGCTGGAGTTCGGGCGCGATGACTTGGAAAGCAGAAAGCAAACAACGGCAGAAAACGAAGAGGCTTTAATTTTTGCAAAAGCAGAGCTATCTCTTAGGGAAAGAATAGCCGCCGAAGAAAAAAGACAAGCGATAGAGGCAAACAAGCTAGCCGAAGCCAACCTAAAAAAAGCAGAAGCAGAACAATTACTTGGGGATTACATTGAGGCAAACACGCTAGCAAGAGAGAGAGCGTTGGCAGCCCTTGAGGAAAGTGCAAGGCTAAGGGGCGAGGAAGTAACAGACGCAGAAAGACTTGCGGTTTATCAATCAAGCTATGTAGATCTAGTTGCTAACTCTGATGGTCGTATCACACATCAAAGCGACGTTGCGAAAAATTTGCTAAAGACAACACAAGAGTTATACGAGCTAGAGCTTAACAGATTGACGGCAGAAGAAAAAAAACAAAAAATAATTGAAGACACGCAAGAGCTAGAGCGGCTGTTTGCAAGCGTACTCCCAGAGTTAGAGAGCCAGAGACTTAAAAAGCAGTTAGATGAGCTAGAAACTTTTTACAACAAGACGATTGCACTGTTAACAGATAATGTAGAAGAGCGAAAACGGCTGGAAGAAGAATTTGCAAAAACAAAAATAATCTTAGCAGAAAAAATCACAGAGGCAGAAAAAAAAGAAAACGAAGTATCTGTAAAATCATGGGCAGAAAAAGCTGAAGATATATTAGACATAGCGAGTAGTTTTATGTCCGAGTACACGAGCATGATGAGTTCAATCACAGCTCTGGCACACAAAGCGATAGAGGCTAGAGTCGGAGCAGAGCAACAAGAGCTTGATAAAAAATATGCAGACGGGTTAATAAGTGCCGAAAAATACGAAGCTGAACTTTTAGAGCTAGACAAAAAAGCCAGAAAGGAAAAATATAAAATTGAGATGTGGGAGTGGGGCGTAAACCTTGCAAACTCACTTGTAAACACCGCAGTGGCATTTACGAAGGCGCTATCAAGTTCGAAACCACCGCTTAATTTTATTTTAGCTGGGCTCGTTGCTTCTGCAGGGGCAGCTCAAGCAGCATTGATCGGAGCAAACAAACCACAGCCACCTGCATTTGCGACTGGTGGTATCGTTGGTGGGACAAACTACACGGGAGACAGGATAGACGCCAGAGTTAACTCAGGGGAGATGATAATCAACAGGGCACAACAGCGCAAACTCTTTGAGCTGGCGAATGGTGTAGGCGGACGAGCAACACAAATAAAGATATACAATAAGGCGAGCAATGAGATAAAGGTACAGCCACAAATAACCGAGGAGGGCATTAACTTTGTGGTGGAAAAAATAGTTACAAAACAAATGTCCGAGGGCAGATATAACAGTGCATTTAACATAATGCAAAACTCACAAAGCGGGAGGCGGTACCAGTGATACAATGGCACAGTCAAATAAACAATAAAGCGTTCGGCGTTGAGTGGAGTCAAACAGACAACGTTGAGCGAACCGAAATGGAAAACGGTAAAATAAAAACACGGCGTATAAACACCGAGAGTAAAAAACAATTTTCGTTTAACTTGTATCTCACAAAGAGCGAGTATTTTTTGTTCGAGGAGTGGTGGCGGTTAAGCCTTAAAGACGGTTCTTTATCTTTTGAGTTTCCTTGCCTTGATGGACGCAGCGGGACAGCCGAATATTTACCGTTAGAGCAGTACACAGCAAGCGGACAAAACAACAAAGAGATAAACATGAGGGTGGTTGAGTGTTAGAGCAACTGTTTGCAAGAAATGCGAGCTACGCATACAAATGGCTAATAGAGTTATCGCAAAACGACGACAAGATACGCCTTGTAAACAATAACACGTCAGTTATATATAAAGGGCAAGTTTACGGTGCTAGTAGTTTTTTGTACACGCCTAAAGAGCAAGTGCTAGGTTTTAACAGCGAAGGTAGTTTAAAAATAACAACGGTAGACAACAACTTGATTTATTGGCTTGAGCGTAGCTCCCACATAGAGCTAAAAGTTATTGCAGTTATGATAGACAACGAGATACAAGAGGTTAAAACGTACAGCCACAAATATTGCACTGCAACATGGACAGCGAACGAAATATCACTGAGCTTTAAAAAAGATGACAGGTTAGAGATGGCGTATCCGTCTCTTATATATAATGCCCACACAAACAGAAGATGATAGAGTACCAAGATTTACTTTTTGCAAAATATAAAGAGCACGACTGCTACAGATTTGTGATAGAGTGTTTAAGAAGAGACGGCAAGGAATTAAAAAACCTTAGAGACACAACAAAGGTTGACGCAAAGGATTTGCAAGAGTTTGTAAAATGTGTTAATGTGGTTGAGGTGAAAACTCCAAAAGCAGGAGATGTTTTGCAGACTGAGTTTAATGGGGAGATACATTTGGGTTATATGTTAGACAGCGATAAAGTCCTGCACATCGTTAAAACAGGGGCACGAGTTACGCCAGCTCGAGCGTTTAGAAACGTAAGATTTTTTGAGGTGATTAAATGAGAGCGATTATTTACAAAGGACTCGAGACAAAACCGAGTGAGGAGATAAAGCTAAAAGAGGGCAAGCTCGCACCACAGATAAAACATCTCGGCGATTGTATAGCAATATCAGGCGGGCAAAAGTGCGGTAAAAATTATTGTGTTAAAAAAAACGATATAATAACGGTGCGAGTTTACGCAGGAGCACCTATTGCTATCGTGATAGCGATTCTTGCCATCCCTTTTGTTGTAGTAGGGATTGTTAAGCTCGTTAACCTTTTCCAAGACTTAAAAAAACTGAGCCAGCGAAAAACAATAAACCGCAAAGTCGAGAGCCTCCCATATCTAGGTGGAGCGGAAAATCAGTTAGCAACAGGACAGACTCAGCCCGTGATTATAGGAGAGCATTTATTTACGCCGTATTTTATTGATTATCCGCTCTCAAGGATCAGCGGTACAGACGGGAGAGATCAGTTTACTTACCGTGTATATGAGTTAGGATTTAAAGAGCAAGTTATAAAAGAGATAAAAGCAGGCAAAGCGAGCCTAAAAAAATTTGTAGAAAGCAAGCCACAAGAGGGCAAGTTTAATTTAGACGCGACTAGCAGTCTTTATGATGCAGATGGTTTTTTTGAGATAACACAAGGCGGAGAATTTGTAACAGAGGAGTTTAATAAAAAATATTATCACCTAGAAAGCGGAACAGTCTTGCCGAAAAAAAAAGATGGTATACAAGGCGAGTTAAACTTTGAGCTACCAGCAAACTCACGATACATCGAGGTTGCGATCTTGTTTAACGGCTTGATTGGATATAGCGATGATGGGAGCAAGACAAGCAGGAGCGTTGAGATAAAACCGCAGTACTCACTTGACGGCACAACGTGGACAACCTTTGCGTTCGATGGAGCTACTAACAACGTCTTTACTCGTATCACACAAGAGCAAATTAGATTTACGGCGAGGGAAACATTTAGCTACAGCGAAATAAAAAACCAAACAGATATAATAAAGGTGCGGTTGTTATGTCCGACTGTTGCTAGTACACAACAGGGATATGATGACTGTTATTGTGTTTATGTACAAGCGGAATTGTTTAATGTCGAGGAAAGCAAAAAACAAAATAAGTTTGTCGCCGAAAAAAGATTGCCAGACAAACAAAGAGGACTTAGCACAAGGCTAGGGCTAAAAATAAAAGCGACCGAGGACAACCAAGACAAGCTAGGGCAAATAAATGTTATAACGCAAGGGATCGCACCGACACCAGCGGGAAACTGGATAAACAAAACACCTACAAGCAATCCTGCAAGTTGGCTATATGAGATATTGACGAGCGAGACACATCCGTTAAGTGCAATATCGAAAGACGATATTGACCTGGCGAGCTTTACAGATTTGTTTTCTTATTGTGAGGACGAGGGGCTTGAGGTTAACGCCGTGCTCTTAGAAGCACGACCAAAACAGCAAGTGTTGGAGATGGTGCTGAGGCTTTGCAATTCAGTCTTGTATCGCAACATGACTGGTCAGTTACAAGTAGCAACAGACAAACTAAACAGCCAGCCAATAGCATTGTTTACATCCCAAAACGTTTTGTCGACAACGATCGATAAAAATCTTGAACGCAAAACAGACGGCGTCCTGATTAACTATATTGACTCCTCACTCGGATATGAGCAAGCGAGTTATCTTGTAATGCACCAAGGCAAAGAAGAAACGCCAGACTCAGTAATAAGCACAGTACAAACAGAGGGCATAACTAGCTATGAGCAAGTGGTAAAGTTTGGTCGGCGACTTTTGGCGACGGAGACATTGCGACCAAAGACAGTCAAAGTACAAACAAGCTTAGAGGGTGTTTTTTATACGCCGATGTCAAAAGTGTTGCTGCAAACGGAAACCTTGAAAACAGGCAAAGGGAACGGAGAAATAAAAAAAGTTATCCTTGACGATAACGACCTTATAACGCACCTTGAGCTTTATGACAATTTTGAATTCACCGAAAACGAAACAAATATAATTGTAGTGAGCCTGAACAGATTTGCTGACTCCTTTACCCACACAGTGGTTAACTTTGAGATTGCGTCAGCAGGGGGGAAACTAATCGAACTCGCAACTCCGATATCATCTAGT